CCTGGAGGGTCTGACCTGGGGTGAGACGCCGCAAGGCTACAAGTTCGTGACCGGCGGCACCCAAATCGAAGCCGCGATGCTTCTTCAGACGCTGACCTCGGAAGGCGTCGACATGCTGTTCTCTCGCCCGATGGACGCGATCTCCGGCGCTGTTCGGACGGTGGTGCAAGCCCCTCCAGGCTATGTGTTCATCGACGCCGACCTTGCGGCCATCGAGAACGTCGTCCTCGGCTGGCTGGCGAATGACCCGAAGATTCTGCGCGTCTTCAAGAAGGGACTGGACCCCTACATCGACTTCGCCACCTACCTCTACGGCAAGACCTACGAAGAGCTTTGGGCCGAGTTCAAGGGCGGCAACAAAGGCAAGCGGACCATCGCGAAGCCGGGTGTATTGGGGTGCTTGAAGGGCGACACTCCGGTTCTGACGGACAAAGGCTGGAAGGCCATCGTGGAGGTCAATAGTGATGATTGGCTTCACGATGGCGAGAAGTGGGTTCGTCACGAGGGCGTGGTTTTCAAAGGCCACCAAGAAGTCTTGTGTGGGTCTGGGATACATGCTACTTCTGACCATCGGTTTTTGACTGAAGAAGGATGGCATGAGTGGCAATCGGCGTCCCTGCAACAGATGTTCAAGTCGGCTCTCGTTATGGGGAATGGCGTGTTCTTGGAGAAGCGGGGTCCTCTCGCAGCACGGGAAAAGTCTTTCTATGCCGATGCAAATGTGGTCGAGAACGAAAGATACCAAGATCAAACCTCGTGCGCGGATTATCCACACGTTGCACCGGCTGCGCTTCGGCTGACCGTCGCTCCGATGTTGGAAAGCGAGTCGGCGCAGTCCTTTACGACTTACTCGCAAATCGTTTCTATGCTGCGCGAGCGCGTTGCGAAAACCCGGAGAACCGTGCCTACCGTTATTACGGGGAGCGCGGAATATGTTGCCTATTCGGTTCCGCTGACGAGTGGGTGTCCTATGTCGCGGGAACTCTCGGGGCTGATGGAACCCTCGAAATCGACCGAATCGACAACGACGGGCATTACGAGCCAGGGAACCTTCGGCTCGCAACTCGATCAGAACAGAACTCAAACAGCAGACACTTGGGACATCCTGAATACCGGGGATTATGCCCGGTTCGCGGTCCTGACGGAAAGTGGGTGCGTCGTGGCCCATAACTGCGGATACATGCTCGGCGCTGGCAAGCAATACGAGAACCGGCAGACCGGCGAGATCGAGGCAACCGGCCTCCTGGGCTATGCCTGGAACATGGGGGTCAAGCTCACCCCGGAAGAGGCCGAGCGTTCGGTTCGGGTCTGGAGGGAGACCTTCAAGGAAGCTGTCCAGTTCTGGTATGACCTCCAGCGGGCCGCCTTCAGGACCATGCAGACGAAGAAGGAGACGGCCTGCGGGCATGTCAGCTTCGACCGCAAAGGCCCGTTCCTGCGGATGAACCTGCCCAGCGGGCGTTCGCTGCACTACCTGCGCCCGAAGCTGGAAGAGGTCCTGGCACCGTGGGGCGATTTCAAGATGTCCCTCACCTATGAGGGCCAGAACGACAAATACCAGTGGGATCGGATCAGCACCCACCCCGGCAAGCTGACCGAGAACGCGGACCAAGCCATCGCTAGGGACCTACTGGCTTCCGGGATGATGAAAGCGGCCAAGGCAGGGATTCCTATCGTCATGCACATCCACGACCAGATCGTGGGGCTCGTCCGGGAAGAGAACGCCGACGACGCCCTGACCACGCTGATCCAGTGCATGACAGACCGCGACCGCTGGATGGGGGACATGCCGCTGAAGGTGGCCGGTCACATCTCCAGGTGGTTCGTGAAGGATTGAGAAATGAGTTTACACGACAAGCCAGCCTACAACCATGAAGCCATCCGAAGAGCGTTGGTTGCTCACTGCCTTCCGGTAGACACTCCTTCGTAGACGGCAGATGCTTTCCGGCTGGGCTGGACCGCAGCTTTAGATGCTGTTCGCGGTCTAGACAGGGTTCCCGCTGTCGGCTCCCTTGATGACGGAGTTCCGAACATCACCAATCCAACTAAACGGGGATTTTCTCCAAAATGATCGAAGAACAGATCGAACTCGAGGTTGTCGCCAAGGCCGAGATGGCTGGATACGAGGTCCGAAAGGTCCAGTGGATCGGACGGCGCGGGGCTATGGATCGCGTGTTCTTCGGCCATGGCAAGTGCATCTGGATCGAGTTCAAGGCCCCCGGCAAGGAGCCCAAGGGGCAGCAGGCGCGCGAGGTCAAGCGGTTGAAGAAGAAGTATTCGGACATCCATGTCTGCGACAACGTGGCCGACGCCCTCCGAATCCTGGGGATCGCAGCATGAGCAAGATGGACACGCGGCTCTACCTGCAAGCTGGCGCTGAAGAGGTCCTGAACGGCTTCCCTGTGACGCTGACGGAGAAGGACTTCGAGGAATACCAGTGGTGGATGTCCGACCTCCTTCAGAAGAACGAAATCGTTTTGCTCGGGGCCTTCATGGGTTCTGGCAAGACGGCGACCGCACTTCATGCCTTCTGGAAGCTCTGGTCCACCGGAAAGGCTCGAAAGGCCCTGGTGATCGCTCCCAAGAACGTCGCGGCGGACACTTGGCCTGACGAGATCATGTGCTGGGACTTCGCCCGAGAGCTTCACTATGCCTGCGTCGTGGGTGACGAGGAAACCCGTCTGGCCGCGCTTCAGGAAGAGGCAGATGTCGTCATCATCAATCGGGAGAACCTTCGCTGGCTCTACGAACAGAAGGGTATCCGCTGGTTCCGCCAGTTCGACGTGATGATCTATGACGAGGCATCGCGGCTGAAGGCTGGCAACAAGCGCACGACGCCGAACGTCCGCAAGGATGGGTCTGTCAGCCAGCGGCGGTTGTCCGAGTTCGGCTACGTCGGGAAGATCAGGCTCCAGTTCAAGTGGGTCTGGGAACTCGCGGGCACCCCGAATCCGAACGGCATCATCGACCTCTGGGGTCCGCTCTACATCCTCGACAAAGGCCAGCGGCTCGGGACCAGCAGGACGAAGTTCCTGGAACGCTGGTTCCGCTACAACGCCTATTCCAAGACCCACGAGCCCTTCGATCACTCCGAGGCCGAGGTCATGGGGCGGCTGAAGGACGTGTTCTTCTGCCTGAAGGAAGAGGACTATCTGAAGCTGCCGCCGCTCCAGGTGGTGGATCGCTGGGTCAATCTGACGCCTCGGCACATGCAGATGTATCGGGAGTTCGAGCGCACCCTGGCGCTGGAAGAATACGACGTGGAGGCCCCGACGAACGCGGTGCTCTGCAACAAGCTCCTGCAATTCGCGAACGGCTCGATCTACGCGCCCGAGGACGAAGAGGACGGCGAGTGGAACCCGAACCGGAAGCCGGTGGCGAAACACATCCACAACCGCAAGCTGGACGAACTGGAGTCGATTTTCTCCGAGGCAGCGGGGCGTCCGGTCCTGATCGCCTACAGCTTCAAGTTCGACATCCACGCGATCAAGAAGCGGTTCCCCTGGGTCCGCGCATACGGCGAGACGCCGAACGATCTGCGCGACTGGAACACCGGAAAGCTGAAGGCGATGATCCTTCATCCGGCCTCGGCAGGTCACGGTCTGAACTTCCAACACGGGGGCAACATCGCCGTCTGGTATGGACTCAACTGGTCGCTTGAACTATACCAGCAGTTTAATAAGCGTCTTCATCGGAGGGGGCAGAAGGGATCGTTCGTCAGGCTCTATCGCATCCTTGCGCGTGGCACCAATGACGCCAGAGTGGCGGAAAACCTCGCGCAGAAAGCGATCACCCAAGACAGGATCACCGACACCGTTCGCGTCCGCATGGAAGACATTCGGAGGATGGCGGCGTGACGGCCTATGACGATGACATCGAAGCGATCCTGGGCGGCGCGGCCAAGCCGAAGCCCCACGGTGGCCTTCAGCCTGCCCCGTCTCGCGCTCAGAAACGGGCGGCCCTGGCGATCAAGCAACAGGCGGACCTGAAGGCGTCGACCTCCAGGGACGGGAACCTGAGTTCCGTCAGCATCAAGAACGGGGTCACGGTCAACTGGCTCGCGGCGGTCTTCGGCAAGACGACCGAATGGGTGCGGAACAAGCTGGTCGACTGCCCCCCCATGTCCCAGCACGGCAAGAGCTTCCGCTATGACATCAAGGTCGCGGCGCAGTATCTGGTCACGCCCAAAATGGACATCGGCACATATCTGCGGGACCTGAAGGCCACCGATCTCCCGGCATCGCTTCAGAAGGAAATCTGGGATGCCCGCCTGAAGCGCCAGAAGTGGGAGGCCCTGGCTGGCGATCTTTGGCATACACAGGACGTGATGGCCGTGCTGTCGTCCACCTTCGCCATCATCAAGTCGACGGTCCAGCTTTGGCCCGACACGGTGGAGCGGCAGGAAGGGTTGACCGACGCCCAGCGAGACCTCTTGGTCCGCCTCGGGGACACCCTCCAGGACGAGATTTACCAGGGGTTGGTCGATGCCGCGCGCGAGCGCAGCACCAAGCCTTCGCTCTTCGATGTGGACGAGGACGAGACCTCGACCGAAATCGTTTTGGGCGACGATGACGATCTGGAGGATGTCTTGTAATGCCGAAATACGAATTGATTCAAGCCGACTGCCTCGAAGCGATGAAAGAGATCACGCCAGGTTCTGTTGATCTTGTTCTTACTGACCCGCCTTACGGAACGACTCAGTGCAAGTGGGACGCTGTGATTCCATTCGAGCCGATGTGGGAACAGGTTCGACGAGCTTTGAAGCCGAACGGCGCAGCAGTATTCACCGCAAGTCAACCGTTTACTTCTGCACTTGTTATGTCGAATCCGAAGGCTTTTAAGTGTTCTTGGGTTTGGGAAAAATCAAAGTGTGGCTCCCCCGGAATAGCGGCTATTATGCCTATGCGGTTCCACGAAGATGTTCTTGTATTCTCCGCTAATTCAAGAGAGAAAACTTCGTATTTCCCTCAAATGGAGAAAGGTGGGACTCCTTACAAAAGATTTCATAAGGCTTCAAAGACTCACGAAAAAAACGAACACGGGACTGGTCAGTTCAATTTTTCGCACAGAATTGGAGGCGGCAAGATCAAGTGCATCCAACTCAGAAGCCCGTCGCACTCATGGAATACCTGATCCGAACTTACACGCGCTTCGGCGAAACGGTTTTGGACTTCACGATGGGTTCTGGAACCACTGGAGTCGCGGCCATGAACACCGGGCGCAATTTCATTGGCATCGAGCGCGAACCGAAATACTTCGAGATCGCCAAGAAACGGATCGAGGACGCCGCTAGAGAAGCCGAAGAGTGGGAGGATGTCCTGTGAGCTTTCCCTTCGGTTCCCTCGAAGACATCGTGGTCGCGGCAGCGGAAGCCGTTCGGCCACCGGAGCGGCTGACCGTATCCCAGGCTGCGGAGAAATACCGCAAGCTGAACAACAAGGGAGCTTACGTCGGTCCCTGGAAGAATAGCATGGTCCCGTATCTGATCGAGCCCATGAACGTCCTGACCAGTATGCGCTATACCGCGATGGTCTTCGTCGGCCCGTCTCAGTGCGGCAAGACTGAAATCTACCTGAACTGGCACACCTACACCGTGGTCTGTGACCCCACCGACATGATGCTCGTCGAGGCCAGCCAAAGCCGCGCGGCTGACTTCTCGAAGCGCCGGATCGACCGACTTCATCGGGACACCAGCGAGGTCAAGGATCGCCTGATCCGAGGCCGGAACTATGACAACACCTTCGACAAGCGGTATCGCAGCGGCGCGATGGTCACGCTCTCCTGGCCCACGGTCAACGAACTCTCGGGCAAGCCGATCCCCCGACTCTTCCTGACGGACTATGACCGGATGGATCAGAACG